CTTAGCTTTGGTACCAGTACATGGTATCCGGTTAAGCGCACCTATTTGAACTCTGCAATTATTCGCGGAGGTCTGTACCCTCGCACGGGGACTAATTTAGCGGATTTTCCGCTAGATTCCCTAGGACTCGGTATAGAAAACTGGGTCCCAACCGTGTATGAGATCTGTCCATTTTCATGGATGGCTGACTACTTCACCAATCTTGGTGACGTGATTGCTGCTGCGTCCGTCGGGTTCGTTAATCTCTCCTGGAGCAACATGACACAGCAACAGACTATTGAGTCTCACTGTGATCATATGCGCTCATTTAACAGGCCGGATTCCGGCGGGTCCGATCCACCTCCGAGCGATGGCTATGCCTACTCTCTTGGTGGCGCGGTAGTTGACAAGCACAAACGTACATCTCGCGGTCCCATGCCTCAAGGACATTACTTTCCCGACATCAGGTTTAAATTGCCTGGCTTGGGTCAGTCCTTGAACTTTACTGCAGTAATCAACGAGCTAACCTCAAAAAAAGGTCTAATTCGCTAGCTGCAGTGGGATCTCCATCTAACTAACTGGAGTGCGACTAATTATGGCTCTTTTGACCAGCCCCGTGACCGGGCAGACCCAGACGGGTCTTACGTCACCTACGTACACGCTCACCGCTGATTCCGCCCCTGACTCGAATGGCCAGCAATATGCTGTCACCGCGTTGGGTGGGACACAGACGGGCGTCGTAGCACACAGCAACAGTTCGCCCTTCACGCTGACCTATTGGAAACCGAAGTTTGTTCGGCTCAAGGGTCGTGTGGGTGCGAATGGGTACTCGCTGATCAATAACCCGGTGAATTCGTATAAGCTTGTCACCCGAAAGGGTGTCTCGCCTCTGACGACTGCTCCATCCGAGATCATGACCGTCACTACGACGATCACGGTACCGGCTGGTGCAGAGGGCAACGATCCGCTGAGTATCAGGGCAGCGCTTTCCGCGCATTTTGGAGCCCTGGATCAGTCTAGTTCTGCTGTTGGCACTTTGGCCATTAGTGGGGTTATGTGAAGTACCTAGTCCTGCTGGTAATCTGTGTAATGATCACCGGCGTGCTAGCTCTGAACGTACATACTATTGCTTTACAGCATAGATGTACCCCTGCGACATCTGAAGAGGCCGAATAGCGCCTGATTCCAAAGGAGAGGGTTTGTATGTCAGATGTGACTAGAATACTCAGCTCCAACCTGTTCTTCGATCTGCGTGGCCTGTTCACCGACTACCAGCTGCGCTTAATTGCAGATGGTGGCCAATTATGGCCTGATGCTACGCCCCTTGAAGCTCAATGCTTCATGCTGGCGAACTCGCTCGTTAAGAAGTACAACGACGAGGATCGTCCATCCAAGCGGGCTTGTAAGACCGCCTTGGAAAAGTTCATCGCAGTAAATCAGCGATGCGATGAGTGGGTTTTAAGCATCAACAGTGAACGTGATGCCGAGCTTGTGGGGACGCTTAAACAGATCCTCTATGAGTTTTGGTATTATGCTCCTGATGAAGGTTCGGTACTCGACAGCCTTAGTGCAGCGATGCACAGAGGTGATGTTGGTAGTGGATCGTCCTGTCTTTCAAGGGCGCCCGACTACTATACCAAATTGTTCGACGGACCTTTAACTTGTACGCGGCCAGGCCTCCTGGATTATTGGAGGCAGACGATGACGTTACATCCCCTATGGTCTAATGCTGAACGCACTAGACACACAAGGTATGGGGAGTCCATCGTAGCAGGTAACGTACTTAGCTTCGTCAATAAAAACGTTGACACAGCGCGGTGCATCAGTACTGAGCCCACTATTAATATGTGGTATCAGCTTGGTGTCGGGAATCTCATTAGGGATCGTATGAAGGAGTTCTTTCATATTGATCTAGAGACCCAACCCGCCCTAAACGG